GTGCGCCGGGCTGCGTGGTGCGTCACTTCGAGCGGCCAGCCTAGCACGGCCCCAATTTCCTTAAGCGCCCGGTTGGTGGGGGCATTTTCGTAGCAGGGAATACCGCCCGCGCTGGCGTACTTGCGCAGCAGGGCCACCGCGCCGGGCAGCAGTGGCAGGTTAAAAGCGGTGCCGGTTTTGGTGCGCAGCATCTGGAGCCAGCCGCCAGGCGTCTGCTCAGTGGCCAGCGTGAACGCCTTGAGGTCGGCCCACGCCAGGCCAGTCCAGCAGCAAAAGAGAAAGCTGTCGGCCACGCGCTGCAAATAGTCGCTGCCGAAATGGTGCGCGGCCAGCGCGGCCACCTGCTCCACTTCCAAATAAATCAGCTCCTTTTCAAATGTCTTCGGCGGCGACCAAGCCGCCAGGGGGTTTACCGCGAGCCATTCTTGGTTGATGGCGTAGTCGAGCACCTGGCTCACCCAGCCCACCACCTTGCCCGCGTAGGCCGGCCCGCCCTTGCCCCTGGCGGCCCCGGCGTAGCGCCCAGCCGTTGCCGGCCGCGAGCTGATAAGCTCGGCCAGGGCATCGGCGTGCTTGGCGGTGAATTTGGCCAGCGGCATGTGCACGTGCTGCGCCTTTTTGAGGTATTCCTGGAGCAGGCCCAGCCGTACCTTGTACTTGGTAATGGTGGCCGCACTGAAGCCGGATTTATCCCAGGCGGGCGCATCGGCTGGCCGCACCTGCTTCTGGCGGGCCGCAATGAACAGCTCAGCCGCCTGCAACAGCGACGGCGCGGCCTTTCCGAACGCCTTGAGGGCCTCGGCCACAGAATGGGCATCGTGGGGCAGTCCTTTCGCCTCCAGCTCCGTGCGCAGGCTCCGCAGGCGCTGGTAGAGGGTGGTGAGCGTGTCGTTGTCGGCCTGCACATCAGCCGAGTCGCCGGCCAGGCGCTGCACTGGCGCGTTTTGCCAGCTGCGCGGCGTGGGCCGGCCGGCCACTACCGGCGGCCAGGCCGCAATGCCAGTCGAGAACGGCACGGCCTCAATGCCCCCGGTGGTCAGGGTGCAGTAGACCGTACCCGGCTGGCCAGCCTTTTTAGAGCGGCGCAGCCAGAAGCGGATATCCATGTAGTCGAAACTCGGAAAAGGTGTACAGAAGCGGCGGGCGGGCATGACTACTCGGGTACTGCCAGGGAAATCCGTTGTACTGCGCGTCGTTGCCGATGGTGGGGCGGCTGCCTAGCCGCACGCGGTGCGCAATCCCGAAAGCTGGAAGTGGCTTGAGAACGCGCACCTTAGCCCCATGTTGCTAATTTCATTGGCATGAAAAGCCAATGAATTGAGAATGAATGGCAAAAAAAATACCCCCGCCTGGTAGGGCGAGGGTGCTAATTGTGGCTCCGCTGGGGTCAATAACCTGACGCTTAACGTGCTTACAATTAGCAGCTTACCCGTTGTCTACCGATTTAGGTACTGGTAGGTGTATGCTACGGGCAAAAAAAAGTAGCTCAGCTTAGGCAGCGAGTTGGGTGCTGACCTGCTGGCCAGCACCGAACAAGCCCGCTAAGGCTGCACCTAAACTACTTGAGGACTTTCCCAGCATTTCCCAGAGCCGTGCGTTCTCGGCTTTGAGGAATTCATTTTCAGACTTCAGCACCGCATTGACCGCAGCGTCCACCGTGTCCTGCGCACTGGCGAAGCGGCCAGCTACCGTGGCAGGGCGCTTTGCCAGGCTCTCAACCTGAATACTGTCCACGCTCACACCCAGCGCCTGGGCCAGCTTGGCTAGCGTGGTGCGGCGCGGGGCCTCTACCTCGTTATTCTCCAGGCGGGAAATCTGTGGCCGACTGATGCCCGACTTGTCGGCCAGGTCTTCCTGCGTGAGCCCCTTGGATTCGCGCAAGGCAGTAAGGTGCTGACCTAATGTCTTTTCCATGATGAGGTGAAAAAATATTGTTGTAGGCTTAGAAACTATTGTAGGTTTTTGTATCTTTGATGCATCATTAATCGTTTGCACATCAAGAGGGCTTTGTAGCTCATTTTAACTACAACGCACTACAAAGGTTGCAAAGGATTTTTAATTATCAGCAATATGGCCAGCAATAAAAATTTACCGACTGAGCACACGCAGCCTACTTACGTGGCGCAAATGAGCACTTTACGGCTACAATTGAATGGCCGGCCTTATTGCAAGGCTGTAAAAGAACTAGTTCCAGAACTGACCAAAGCGCAAATTCACGGCGCCGTGGCAGGCAGAAATGAAAACGAATTAGTATTGGCCGCTCTAAAAATCGTGGTGGCTGACCTGGATAGGGCTGAAAAAGCCAGCCAGCAACGCCTGTTGGAGCTAAATGAAAAGTTACAGGGAATGGAGATGATAGGCTGAGGCTAAAAAAATTTCTTTTGCTTTGTGCGCTTTGTAGCTTTTGTAATGCTACATTTGCACAACTACAAAACGCACAAACACCCCTCCCCAATGGCCACTACCTCCACCGTCCCCACTGCCGCCAGCCTGCTGGCCATCCTCAACAACCCCGAGCGCGTGAGCGAGCAGGATATCAAACAGGCTAAGAAAGACCTGAAGCGCTGCTACCCGCAGATGTGGGCCGTGTGGCAGGAGCACAACGGCTAATGCTCACCCACGCAGGCCTCTTTTCCGGCATCGGCGGCTTCTCGCTGGCCGCCGAGTGGCTGGGCTGGCAAAATGTATTCGAGGTCGAGCTAGACCCCTTCTGCCGCCAGGTGCTCCACAAGAATTTTCCTCACTCCCAACTCTTTACCGATGTCTGCACATTCGACGGGCTCCCTTTTCGCGGAAGACTTGATGTGCTCTCCGGAGGCTTCCCCTGCCAGCCCTTCAGCTCCGCAGGGCAGGGGCTTGGCACAGCCGATGCTCGGGCCCTCTGGCCGCAAATGCGTCGCGTCATTCGGGAGGTTCAGCCGCGCTACGTCGTGGGCGAAAACGTTCGCGGCCTGCTTAGTAACGACGGGGGGCTGGCATTCGAGCAGGTGTGTGCTGAGCTGGAAGCTGAAGGCTACGACGTTCAGCCGTTTCTACTTCCAGCTTGCGGTGTCGATGCCATCCACCGCCGCGACCGCTTTTGGTTTGTGGCCCACGCCCACCACGGACGCGGCCAACGGGAACCGCAGCAAGCCTTATGCGCAGGGCGGGATGCCGCTGACGCTGGCCGTGCACCTGCTGCCGACGCCGACCTGCAACGATGCAAAGAATGCTATACCAAGTGCTTGCCAAGCCAAGAGGAATGCTCCTGGCTTGGCAATAATGGCCCCGTTGCTGCTCCCCACTCCAGTAGCGGGCAGTGCGCTGCTGCCGACGCCGCAGGCCAACGATGCCAAGCACAACCGGCCCGCACCCTCGGAACTGGCCAAGCCCCGCACCCACCCGATGCTGCATACCACGCTGGGGGGCTCACTGAACCCGCGCTTTGTGGCCCAGATGATGGGCTTCCCAGCCGATTGGTGCGAACTGCCAGCCCCCGCGCTAAACAGCTAAAAGCCTACGGCAACGCCATCGTGCCGCAGGTCGCCTTCCAGATTTTTCAAGCTATTCAGGCCACCCTCTCCACTCCTTATTAGTATGTCACTCGACGACTTCACCACCGCCGCCCTGGCCATCCTGGCCGCCACGGGCAAAGCTGACTTTGAGGTAGAGGCGCAGATTACGCGCCGCCGCTCGGGCAGCTTCAATTACTGGCTGACCACCTGGGACCCCTGCGCGAAGCGCAACCCGCTCGACTGCCATTTCTCGCTGAGCTACGGCGACACGGGCGAAGAGGTGCTGGGCAAGTTGGCGCAGAAAGTAGGCACTACCTACCCGCTGCCCGCTGTGGTATTCGCCACCGGCACCCAGAAAGAGCAGCTTATTAGCCTCTACAACCACCACCAGGTGAAGCCCTGGGAGAAGACGAAGATGCTAGTGAGCATCGACCGCTACACCGAGGCCCAGGCCACCGACATGCTGGCCGACGGCCCGCTCTCCTTTCGCCAGGAGCTGCGGCGGCGTGAGGCGGTAGGGCGCGGCTATGCCGTGATGGGGAGTGTGGAAATGGTACCCCCCACGGCCCAGGCGCAAGCGGCTTAAGTCTTATGGCTACTTCCCTCGCCTCGTTGCTGCCCCACGGCGCCATTCAGCAAATCGCCAACAAGCTCGGCCTCGGTAAGCAGGCCGTGAGCAAGGCCCTGCGCAAACAGCGGCCCGGCCACCCGGCCGTGGTGGAGGCCCTGCGGCTGGCCCATGAATCGGGCGCCTTCGAGGCCGCCCGCGACCTCGCCACCCTTGCGCCCGCTTAGCCTGATGACTACCACCCGCGCCCCTTAGCGGCAGCCCGCCACCGCACTACGAAACCTACCCAAATCTCACAAAAACCGCCTACGGGCAAACCCGCAAAATCATGACAGCTTCTTTCGTTCCCGCAAATTATGTAGCGCCCACCTCGGGCGGTGGCGACTTCACCAAACTGGCCGACGGGGCCAACAGCCTGCGCATCCTCTCTGAATTGCCGCTTATCGGCTGGGCTTATTGGAACACGGCGGGCAAGCCCGTGCGCTCGCTGGAGCACCCTGGCCAGCCGGCTGACATCCGAATCGGCACCGATGGCAAACCCGAAAAGGTAAAAGAGTTCTGGGCAATGGCCGTCTACAACATCGGCACCAAAAAAGTAGAGCTCTGGGAAGTAACCCAGGCGCAGATTAAGGATGCCATCATCTCGCTGAGCCGCGACGCCGATTGGGGCCACCCGATGGGCTACAGCCTGAAAATCACCAAGACGGGCCAGAAGCTGGAGACTAAATACTCGGTGATGCCCGGCAAGCCGGCGCCGCTGCCCGCCGATGTGCAGGCGGTAGTCGATGCCAGCCCCGTCAACCTGATGGCGCTCATCGATGGCGGCAACCCCTTCGACACCCAGCCTAAGCCAGGCGCAGCGCCCACGCCCGAGCAGGCCAAGAGCCTGGCCCCGGTAGACGATAACGACCTGCCTTTCTAAGCTGCCCTAGCCCATGACTGCCAGCGAGTTTGCCGACTTCGTGCTCAAAAATCTGGACTGCGATACGTGGTTCACGCCGGGCACCCTTAGCCGCCGACTCGCTGGCATTCGCGGCCAGCAGCTCACGGCGGCCGGCCTACTGGCAGCGCTGCGGCGCGCGGGCTGGCTCACGGCCCACCCCACTTACCCCGATACCTACGTGCTCAGCAGCTGCTGCTGGCTGAGCGAAAAGCCAAAAGGCCCCACAGGAACAAGCTGCGGGGCCTCTCAAAAAATTGCCCATTCATAATTCAGAGCCCTACAAAGATAATGAAACTCCGTCCTGAACGCCTAGCCAAATTACTAGAAGAGGTTGCGCATGAGCGCTTATCGCTTAGTGCTGGCAGCCCATCCGATGCTGAAATAGGTCGAGCAAAGCTCTCTGACTTAGCAGTACACTATATCCCTGAACTAGTGCATGAGGTGCAGCGCCTAGCCACTACCCCGCCCGCCCCGCTGGCCGACGCCGCGCTGGCGGAGCTGGAGGCGCTGGAGCAACGGGCTACCGCTGGGCCGTGGGTTATAAATACTAATCCTAAAAAATGGGTAGGCAACAACAGCAGCGATGCAGTTTGGGCTGATAACCGGGATAATGATGCCGCTTTCGTGGCCGCTGTGCGTAACGCCCTGCCTTGCCTGCTGGCGCGGGTGCGGGCAGCGGAGGCGAAGCCCGATTATAAAGACCCGTCTGTGCAGCGCCAGCTGGATTTGGAGGCTACTCACCGCCTTTTTCTGCGGGGCCTGATAGGCGCAACTAAGCGCGATGAACTGCGGGCACGCATCGAAAAAGCATTTGAGGCTACCCAAACGGTGAAAGGAGGCCAGCCCAATGCTTAGTGCCAAAATCCACGCCGCCGCGCTCGCCCACGCCCGCCTGCTGACCACCGACCACAGCGAGGCCGCGCTCACGCCGCTCGTCGATACCTACGAAACGGCCTACCACCGGGGCTTCCACGACCGGCCCAAGGCCGCCAACTTCCCGCTCAGCGGCCAGCGCGCCTTTCTGCGGGTGCTGGCGCCCTACCTGGCTGAAGGTATTGACATCTACCACCCCGCCACCGGCCGCTACGGCAAGCTCAAGGGCCTGCCCGCCACCTACGAAGGCCAGGGCGAGCCGCTGGCGGATGTGGAGTTTTACGCCGATGCTGATGCCCGCGAAGAGGGCGGCGGCGATATAAACGAGCCGGCCAGCAAGATTCTGCCGGTGCTGTATGGCTTTGAGGATTTGGCCACCGAGCTAACGCTGGCCGACGGGCGGCGGGTGGTGCCGGCGGTGGAGGTGGCGAAGCTAGGCGGGGGCCACGATAATATAGATGGCGCCGAACTGATGCCGGGCGTCAATGGGCTGACTATCATAAGCCTCACGGCCTACGGCCGGCATATGTGGTCTTTGTGGCCACACGATTTCATCAAGGGCGATGTGGGCTATCACTTGGCAGAAATCAACTGGCTGCGCCAGCACCACTTCGCCGTCGGCCTGCGGCCCGAGCAATACCACCGGAAGGTAGTGGCCGTGGCAAAAGAGTTCGACGCGTGTAGCAATGACTGCCACAAGTGCGGCGCTACAGATTGGTCACGCAAGGGTCCTGATAACTGCAATAAGTGCGAAGTAGCACCTGCAACAAAGCCGCATAACTGCGAACTCGGTGGCTGCGCAATCTTGGTAGATGAACTCGGGCCCTGCGTGGGCTGCGCTGGGAAGGAGGTATGCCCCAATGCATAGCCTGCCCACCCGCGCCGCCGCTGACCGCTACCGCCGCCGGCAACTGCTGACCCCGCCACCGCCCCAGCCCGCGCCCGCCGTCGCCTACATCGAAGGCCAGGCCCGCCGCTTCACGCTCTGGCTGCTGCTGGCCATCGCTGGCCTGGTGCTGGCCGGCAGTTTCTGGCCGTGCCCGCCGCACCCGCTGAGCCTGGAGCCCAGCCCTTCTATCAATATCCATCAGCCGGCCCCTAGTGGGCTGGCTACTATGAGTCCCGATAATGAGTAGTGTAGTAAAAGAGCGCCCCATTCTATTCAGCGGCCCGATGGTGCAGGCGCTACTGGCCGGCACCAAGACGCAGACGCGGCGGGCGGTGACAAACCAACCGGAAGGCGGCGCCATTGAAATAATGCACAACGGCACCAGCTTCGCAGCCTATGACTTGCAAGACTGGCTAACGCAAGCGTACCAGGGCTACGGGTTTCAAGATGAAGACCAACTGTGGCGCTGCCCCTACGGCCAGCCCGGCGACCGGCTGTGGGTGCGGGAGACGTGGGCACCTCATTTCATATGGACAGGCGCGAAGCCTTCGGAAATCATATTCGACGGCGGCGAGTGCATTTTCTACCGCGCTGATAATGCCATTCGTGGGGGCTGCGAGCAAAGCCAGCGCGAACCGAAGTGGCGCCCCAGCATCTTCATGCCCCGCGCCGCCAGCCGCCTGCTGCTCGAAATAACAGCCGTGCGCGTCGAGCGGTTGCAGGAAATTAGCGAGGCCGATGCCGTGGCGGAGGGTATTGAGGTAACCAGTAAAGGCGAGTACATCAATCGCTACAAGCATTACACCGAAGGCGGTGGCGGGCTTGACGCCCAGCACTCTTATCAAACCCTCTGGGCCAGCATCAACGGCCCCGAGTCGTGGGCCGCCAACCCCTGGGTGTGGGTAGTCGAGTTCAAAGTGATTGACGGAAAGGAGACCTCCAATGCATAGCCTCGACCACCTCACCGTCCTCGACTTCGAGACGACAGGCTTCGACCCTGAGCACCACTTCGTGACCGAAATCGCCGCGGCCCGTCTCCGCAACGGCGAAGTGACGAGCACCTTCAGCACGCTGGTAGACTTCGGCGGCGTAGTGCCCCAGCACATCACCGACCTCACCGGCATCAGCACCGAGATGTGCGGCAGGGGGCGGGAGCCGCGTCACGCCTTCGCGCTGCTCAGAAACTTCATCGGCACCGACACGGTGGTGGCGCACAATGCCCCGTTCGACGTGGCATACCTCAACCGCTCGTACGTGCGCTACGGCGCCAGCCAGCCGCTGGCCTCGCCCTTCCTGTGCACGGTGCTGCTGGCCCAGCAGTACACGGCGGGCGTGGTTTCGCTGGGTGCCGACCCGCGCACCGGCAAGCCCTACGGCCCGTATCAACTGGCCAACCTCTGCCTGCACTTCGACATTGTGAACGCCAGCGCCCACCGGGCGCTGGCCGACGTGCTGGCCACGGCCGAGCTGCTGGGCAAGCTGCTTTACGAGGCCGAGAGCCAACATCAGGGCTGGCTGGGGCCCGATGGGGCCGAGGCGTTTATCTGCCGTGAGCTGGTGAACCGCTACCCCGCGCCCTACCACGCGGGCAGCCGGAACAGCTATGGGGCGTGGCTGCCGGAGTATGCGCAGCAGAAGGGGGAGGTGCAGCCATGAGCACGGCCCAACTGAACCGGCCCGTGCTGCGCTACCACGGCGGCAAATGGAAGTTGGCCCCTTGGATTATCAGCCACTTTGGCGCCCACGACTACTATACCGAAGCCTTCGGTGGCGCGGCCAGCGTGCTGCTACGCAAGCCTCAGTCTGTGGGCGAGGTATATAACGACCTGAACGGTGACCTGGCTAATTTATTCTGGGTGCTGCGCTCGCCAGAACTGGCCGCACAACTGCAAGCACAACTGCTGCTCACGCCTTACTCCCGGGAAGAATTCGAATCCAGTTATGAGCATCACGAAGATGCGGTAGAGCGGGCACGGCGTATTGTAGTGCGCAGCTTTATGAGCTTCGGCAGCGCTGGTGTCAACGAAGACCACAACACTGGTTTTCATAGCTGCATCAAGCGCGGTAAGGCCCAACGCGGCCCGGCCCACGAGTGGGCCGGCTACCCCGACTGCATTCCCGCCATTACGGCACGGCTGCGTGGAGTGGTGCTGGAACAGCGCCCGGCCGCCGAGGTACTAACCAAGCATGACAGCCCAACCACGCTGCATTATGTAGACCCGCCGTACCCGCTAGGCACCCGGGGCAATAATAATGGCGTGCGCCGCAAGTATCGCTACGAACTAGCGGACGCCGACCACCGTGAGCTGGCAGATGTGCTGCGTGGGCTGCATGGGGCTGTGGTACTGAGTGGCTACGCCTGCGACCTCTATGACCAGGAGCTTTTCCCGGATTGGGAGCGCGTTGAGTGCACTACTCATGCCGACGGCGCGCGCGCGCGCACTGAAGTACTATGGCTGAATACTAGGGCTGTAGCTGCGAAGTGTAACGGCCCACTATTCGGAATGGAGGTGCCCCGTGCCTAGCATCACCCTACGCCCCTACCAACTCCAAGCCATCGCCGAGCTGCGCCAGGCCCTCACCGCCCCCGCCAGCTCGGCCGTGCTGGTGCTGCCCACCGGCGCCGGCAAAACGACGGTGGCCGCTGAGCTGACCCGGCTCATGGTGGCCAAAGGCAAGCGCGTGTGGTTCGTGGCTCACCTCTACGAACTCGTAGCCCAGGCCCGCGCCCGCATGGAAGCCTTCGGGCTCACCGTGGGGGAGATTGCCGCCGATGCCCACTACCACGGCCGCCGGCCGGTGCAGTGCGCGATGGTGCAGACGCTGGCCCGCCGCATCGCCAGCATCCCCGCCCATGAACTGCCCGACTTCATCTTTTTCGACGAGGGCCACCACACGGCGGCCGGCACTTATCAGAAGGTGCTCGACGCTTGCCCCACAGCCCGCCGCATCGGCCTGACCGCCACGCCCTACCGCCTCGACGGCAAGGCGCTGGGCGAGTGGTACCAAAGCATGGTGGAGCCCATCACCATCGGCGAATTGATGGACGCCGGCCACCTGGTGCGTGCCCACTACGCCCTGGCCGAGGTGGACCTCGAAGGACTAGGCGAGCGCGGCGGCGACTACGCGGCCGACCAGGCTTTCAAGAAATTTAACAAGCGCCAGCTCTACGCCGGCACCGTGACGCAGTACGAGAACCACGCCCCGGGCGAAAAGGCCATCTGCTTTTGCATCAACGTCGAGCACAGCCTTGCCACCGTGCAGGCATTCAACGAGCGCGGTATTGCGGCCGCCCACCTCGATGGCGCTACCCCACTGGCCCAGCGCCGCAAAGTGCTGGAGGAGTTCGCAGCCGGCCGCTGGCAGGTGCTGAGCAACGTGGCGCTCTTCACCGAAGGCTTTGACCTGCCCAACATCAGCTGCGTCATTCTCAACCGGCCCACCAAGTCAAAGGCCCTGTACTTGCAGATGGGCGGGCGCGGCCTGCGGCCCTCACCGGGCAAGTCTCGCTGCCTTATCATCGACATGGGCGGCAACGTGAAGGCGCATAGCTTCCTTGACACCCCGGCCGAGCACTCGCTGGAGGCCAGCAAGAAAAAGAAGGGCGCCAGCGTCGGCGTGCGACCGATGAAGATGTGCCGCAGCTGCGGGCTGTGGGACCCCATCAGCGCCACGGCCTGCGAGGCCTGCGGCGCAGCGTACCCGGTGGAGGTGGCGAAGCCCGAAGAGGTGACGTTCACCGTGGTCACCGACACCCGCCAGTTTTTGCCGCCGGCGGTGAAGAAGCGCCAGCGCTTTAAGGCCGTGCCGCCCGAGCTGGAGAACGTCAGCCCTTGGCAGTGGACAGCAGCCCAGTGGGCCCAGGTGCGCCGGCTCAGCGGCTATAAGTCGGGCTGGGAGTCGCACCAACTGGAGTGGCAGAAGACGCACGGGCCAGAGGCAGAGGGGAGCGTAGCGGCGTGAGTACTACCATCAACCCCATCACCTGTGCCGATATTCAGCGCATTCTGTTCAGCCATTATCTGCGCTCAGATATTGTCATCTGCCCGAATACCGAGGCCATCGGCTGGGAGGCTGACCTGGTGGTATTGCAGCCCACCGACTACCTGGCCGAGATTGAAATCAAGGTCAGCCGCTCGGATTTCAAAGCCGATTTCAAAAAGGCGGCCAAGCACGCTGGCCTGGCGGCTGGCAAGAAAATGCACTGGCGCGGCCAGCCCAACTACTTCTATTTCGCTATGCCAGCCGGCATGGTGAAAACAGAGGAAGTGCCAGCTTACTGCGGGCTGATTTATATCCACAGTACCACCGAGTACGGCCGCAAGTACGAGCGGGTGGAGATAGTAAGGATGGCCCCTCGCCTGCATACCAATAAATGCAGCGAAAAGACCCTACGCAGACTGGCCCGCAGCCTGATGTACAAGGTATTCAACCAAGGCAGCCACGACCTGCCTGAGCACGCTCATCTGGCTTTTGAGGAAGGCGCTACCCCATGAGCGCCATCCCACCCCTGACCAACCCGCGCGCCTACGCCACGCACCTGCTGGCCGCCTGGTACCGGCAGCTGCTGCACCGCCAGCGGGGCCCCGAAGGGCACCTGCTGGCCACGATAAAAACTGAACTCGCCCGCCGCAAGGCCCAGGCTATTCCCAACAAGAAATGATGGTCAGCTTATTTCCCCAAATCAAGGCCACCACGGGCGGGCAGTCCGTGGCGGTGGAGGCGGTGCTCGCTGACATCCGCGCCGGCCGCTGGCAGCGTGAGGTGGAAGCCGTGCGCCGGGCCGAGAGCAAGACCGAGCGCCGCCAGCTCAAAATGAGTCTGCCCTACTTCACGGCCAGCGGCACCTTCCCCGGCACCCGCAACGACGCCGGCCTGGCCCAGCACTCGGGCCTTGTGGCGCTCGACCTCGACGCCGACGACAACCCCGGCCTGGACTGCGCGGCAGTGAAAGCCCAGCTGGCCCAGGATACCTACACCTTCGCCGTGTTCGTGAGCGCCAGCGGCGAGGGCCTGTGCGTGCTGGTGCCCATCCCCGGCGCCGACCACGCGGGCAGCTTTCGCAGCCTGCAAGCCTACTACCGTCAGCACTACGGCCTGAAAGCCGATGACCTGCCCGACGTCAGCCGGCCGCGCTACGTGAGCTACGACCCGGCCCTCTTCCTGAACCCCGCCGCCTGCCTGTGGGAAGATGTGGAGGCGGAGCCCGTGAAGGCCAGCCCCCCGCCACCGCCGCCCGGCACGGGCCCGCGGCGGGCTACCCAGGCCAGCTACGGCGAGGCCGCGCTGGAGCGGGCCGCCGGCAAGGTGCTGGCTGCGCCCGACGGGCAAAAGCACGTGGTGCTGAATAAAATGGCGTTCCTGCTCGGCGGGGTAGCGGCCTCGGGCTTTATCAGCGAGGAAGATGGGCGCCAGGTGTTGCAGGACGCCATCACCCGCCGCGGGGCCGATGACCTGAAGGGGGCGTTTCGCACCATCGACGACGGGCTGGCCGCCGGCCGGCTGAAGCCCGCCCTGCCCCACGACTTGCAGTACCACGTGCGCACGCGCCTGGCCGACGGCAACACGCCCGAGCAGATTGCCGCCGGTATCGCCGGCAGCGAGGGCCTGCCCCAGGACCCAATTGCCGAGGCCGTGGGGGGCATTGCCGCCGAGCGCCGCAACGAGGTGAGCCTGCTCACCTTCTGGGACCTAGTAGACGGCCCCAAGCGCGACGGCCCCCAGAAGCTCGTGCTCAACCTGACCAAGTTCGGCAAGTGGCTGGCCGAGCACGGCTTTCGCCAGCGCGCCGCCGGCACCAAAACGCAGTTGGTGCGCCTCGACGGGCAGGTGGTGCGCCCGCTGGTGCGCTCGGGCCTGAAAGCCTTCGTGCTGGAGTACCTCGACGAACTGCCGTTTGAGTTCGACGGCATCTACCGCTCGCAGCTAGAGGAAACCGTGCGCCGCCAGCATCTAAGCCTGTTCGAGGAAAGCGGCTGGGAGTTTCTGCCGTTCCTAGGCGAGGACTTCGTGCGGGCCACCGAGGCCGCCGGGCGCTTTTTCTACAAAAACGGCTGGGCGGAGGTCACGGCCGCCGGCGTGGCGCTGCGGCCCTACGCCGAACTGCCGGGCCTCGTGTGGGAGTCGCAGGTACTCGACCGGCCCTTTCCGCTGCTGGCGCACGAAGAGGTGGAGCAGGCCGAGTTTTTTCGCTTCCTCTGGCATATCGCCGGCCACCAGGAGCCGCGCCTGGAGGCGCTGTTTCTCTTCATCGGCTACTACCTGCACACGTTCAAAGACCCGAGCACGCCCAAAATAGGGGTGCTCGTCGATGAGCTGCTCGGCACCGAGGGCCAGGCCAACGGCGGCACCGGCAAGAGCCTGCTCTTCAAAGCCATCGGCCACATCGTGGAGGTGGTGGAGGTGGACGGCAAGGGCTTCGACCCGCGCAATGCCAAGGCGCTGCAACAGGTCACCGACGCCACCCGCGTGATTTTCTTCAACGACTGGGACACCCACCGCGTGCCCTTCGACCGCCTGTTCAACATGGCCACCGACACGCTCACCGTGGACCGCTTGTACACTGGCCAGCAGAGCTACGGCTTCGAGGTGAGCCCGAAAATCGGCATCACGACCAACGGCATTCTGTCCGGCCAAGGCGGCAGCCACGACCGCCGCAAGTACGAGCTGGAGGTGGCGCCCCACTACGGGCCCGGCCATCAGCCCCGTGACGAGTTCGGCCACAACTTCTTTTCGGGCTGGGCGGCCGCTGAGTGGGCGCGCTTCGACAACCTCATGCTCTACTGCTGCCACCTCTTTCTGAAGCTGCACAAGCGGCTGGTGGCGCCCGCGTCCGAGAACCTGGAGCGCCGCCGGCTGCTCACCGCCACCTCGGCCGGCTTCGTCGATTTCATGGATGCCCAGCCGCGGGGGCAGGTGCTCTATCGCACGGAACTACTGAGCGCCTTCCGCGTGGCCGAGGGCTACGACGAGAAATCCTTCACGCCCGAGAAGTTCGGCAAGTGGCTCAGCCAATACAAAGAGTTGAGCACGGATTTTCAGAGCGGGCAGGACAGCGCGGGTGACAACCGCAAGATGCGCTGGATAATGTTGGCAAAAGACAAAAACGCGCCTCAATAAAATGCAAATGCCCCAGGTGCCCCAGGTTGGTTCCTTTTGTTTGGTTTTTTCTCTCTTTTTATCTTTTTCTTCTTTCGCGATTGTACAAAAGAAAGAATATAAGAAAAAGACAAAACCAAAAGAAGAAATGCAATAAAGAGGGTACCCTAGCCCAACAGAGGAACCAACCTGGGGCACCTGGGGCATTTTATATAATAATCACCTAATCAGTCAGTTGTAAAAATGCCTCACCAACCCGCCCCCTACGGCACCAGTTCGCCCGCCGAAAAGCTGCCCTTCGCCCCGCTCTACCGCCTGCCCACGGCCGTCGAGCAAGCCGCCTGGAGCGAGGCCCGCCTGGGCCAGGAATGTGGCCTCTGGCTAGCCGCTACCTACCCGGCCGCCTATGCGCTGTTCTTACACATCCCCAACGGCGGCCTGCGCACCGCAGTGGAAAGCCACGGCTTCAAGATGCAACATGCCAAGGCGGGCGTGCCGGATTACTTGCTGGCTAAGCCAGGAATGAACCCGCCTAGGGACCCGTATTTGATGAGCCACGGCCTCTTCATCGAACTCAAAACCCGCGCCGGCCGCGTGGCCCCCGAGCAAGCCGCCTGGCATCAGCGCCTACGGCTGGCTGGCTACCGCGTCGAGGTGGTGCGCAGCCTGCCCGAGTTCATCGCCCTGCTGACCGAGTACCTCGCATGAGCCGCCCGACCCCCGCCCTCTGCCTCATCTGCCCGCCGCTCACCGGCGGCACCGACTGCATTATTCGCGAAGCCGGCCAGCGCCAATGCTGGCAGCGCGTGACGCTCAGCGCGCCCCAGCTCGACTACTGGAACCTCGACCCACTAGACGCCGGCTGGGCTTGCTGGGAGCACCAGGGCCGCTACCTCAGCGATAACACCGTGCAGGTGCTCAACTACCTCAAGCTGCCGCCGCCCAGCGGCGAGTAGCGGTTAAATCAAAGCACTAAAGGGCTTTTTTATTCGTATCTTACAAACACGCTTTTTCTGCTCATGCTGCCTGCCCAAAGTACCCTGACTCTGCCCCCGCCACCTGCGCCCATGCCTACCCTCACGGTCAACAACCGGGGTGTGCTGCAACTGCACGCGAGCCTGCGTCAGAAGCTGGGCTTACGGCATGGCCAGCCCATCGACTTGATTGCGCCCTGGTATAACAGCGTGTATTGGTTTCTTGACCTGCGCCCCACGGCCTTGCGCCGGGTGCTGTGGTACGACAACAGCCGGGTGCGCGCCACCGGCATCATCCTGCCCCCTGACCTAGTGCAGGACTCGCTTACCCTGCACCTGCTCCCCGGCGAGCCTGCCTATGAAAATTACTACCCCTTACTCCCTGCCAATGCCTTCGCTGCCTAAGCCCATCCGCCGCCCCTGGCAGCCCGCGCCCCCCAAGCGCGAGTACGTGCAGCACGCGGCCCGCAGCCCCGAGTACAGCACGGCCCGCTGGCAGCGCGCCCGCCTGGCCCAGCTGGCCCGCTGCCCCTGCTGCGTAGTGTGTACCCAGCAGGGGCGCACCACGGCTGCCACGGTAGCCGACCACATTACCCCCGTGCGCCTCGGTGGCGACTTCTACGACCCGGCCAACCACCAAAGCCTGTGCCGCCCCTGTCACCAGGCTAAGAGTGCGTCAGAGCGCACGCAACAGGCCCCAGCGGGGCAGTAGGTAGCAGCACCCACCCCAGGGGGTAGGGGGTCAAAATCCTTGGGCCTGCCCTCGTCTAGACCGTAGCCCAGCGTCCCAAACACACGCGTGCATAATTCAACCCAAAATATTCCATATGCCAGCCGGCCGTCCACCCAAACCTACTTCGATTAAAAAACTTGGCGGCACCTTGCAGCCGAGCCGCACTAATGCCTTGGAGCCAGTGCCCGAAGTAGCCTTAGCTACCCCGCCTAGCTGGCTGAGTGCCACCGCAAAAGAATACTGGGTAGAGATTGGCGGCCTACTGCTGGATATGAAGCTTATTTCATTCGGAGATAAAGCCGCCTTAGTACTGCTGACTGATGTGCTCGCCGAGTGGTGTAGCGTGAGGGCGATAATTAAGAAAAGAGGCCGGGTATACGAGCTACTCACCGATGGCGGCAAGGTCTACAAAGCTCGGCCCGAGGTGGCGATGGAGGCCGACCTCTGGCGTCGCGCTCACCGAATGCTGGTAGAGTTTGGCCTGACGCCAGCTAGCCGCAGCAAGGTGTCAGCCCTTGGTAGCACCGAGGAAAAAGACCCGTTATCAGCCCTTTTTGACGAAGCGAAATGAAGCTCATTATCCAGCCGGAAGGCTCATTCGTGTGCGGCCAGTGCTGCGTGGCCATGCTGGTGGGCGTGTCACTCAATTCCTGCCTGACGGTGTTTTGCCACGATTGGGAGGCATCCCCTCGGGCCGTGCGCTGGGCGTTGAAATACTACCATTATCAGCCCCACAAAAGGCTGTTACGCTTTAAAAAACAGGCACAATTGCCCGCCTTGTGTCTACTCAGGTCTAAATACACTGGGCACTGGGTAGTATACGACACAGGGGATATTTATTGCCCCGTACATGGCATTTACAACTATGATGATTATGAGGAGTTGACTGGTGGGCTCCTCACTCACTACCTCAGTTTCACTAAATGAGCCTCGCCCCCTGGCACCAATACGCCCACGACGTGGCGAGCGCCGGCCGCGCCGAAGCTGCCGTGCAGGAGAAGCTGCGCCCCATCGTGCTGCGCATCGGCACGCTGAAAAAGGACAAGGACACCGACCACACGGCCCAGATAGCCGCCCTGGAGCGCAAGGCCGAGCCCCTGCGCGCCCAGCTGCGCGCCCTGCCACTGCGCGTGGGCCGCTACACCTACCTTGCCGCCGAGCGCCACCTGCGCGACCTCGAAAGCGGGGCGGCGCGCGGGCTACGCTTTGATGAGAAAGCCGCCACCGTCGCCGTTAAATTCTTCAGCCTGCTCACCCACAACAAGGGGCGCTGGGCAGGCCAGCCGCTCACGCTGGAGCCCTGGCAGCAGTTCTTCATTGCCAGCCTTTTCGGCTGGAAGCGGGCCGATGGTACGCGGCGATTCCGGGAGTCCTACCTGGAGGTAGCCCGCAAAAACGGCAAGAGCACCGTCGGCTCGGGCGTGTGTCTGGAGCTGCTCATCCTCGACGGCGAGGCCGGGGCCGAAATCTACACGGCGGCCACCAAGAAAGAGCAGGCCCGCATCGTGTTCGGCGACGCTCAGAACATGGCCAAGAAGTCCACGGCGCTGCTCAGGAAAATCAAGGTGCAGCAGAATGCCATCTTCATGCCCTCGACCCTGAGCACCATGAAGCCGATGAGCTCCGACTCGAAAACCGAGGACGGCCTCAACCCGCACGGCATCTACATCGACGAGTACCACGCCCACCCCAACGACGGCCTCTACTCGGTACTCAAGTCAGCCACCGGCGCCCGCTCGCAGCCGCTACTGAGCATCATCACCACGGCGGGCTTCAACCGGCTCGGCCCCTGCGCCCAACTGCGCAAGGCCTGCATTGATTTGCTGGAAGGCAAGTACCATGATGACTCCTATTTCGTGCTGATTTACGCCCTTGACGAGGCGGTTGACGACTGGAACGACGAAAGCACCTGGCAGAAGGCTAATCCGAATCTTGGGGTAAGCGTAGGCCTCGACTACCTGCGTGAGCAGTACGCCGCCGCCGTGCGTACGCCCTCGCAGCAAGTGCCGTTCAAAACCAAGCACCTCAACCTGTGGACCGACGCCTCGGCCGTGTGGCTACCCAATGAACTGTGGATGGCCGGCGCCCACGGCACGGCCGTAGCGGAGTTGGCCGGCCGTAAGGCTTGGGGCGGGCTCGACCTGGCCAGCGTGCGCGACATCACGGCCCTGGTGTTCATTTTCCCGAAAGATGGCGGCGGCTTCGACGTGCTGTGCTGGTTCTGGGTACCCGAGGATTCGGTCGATGAGCGCACCAAGAAAGATGGGGTGCCTTACCGCCAGTGGGTAGACGAAGGCTACCTGCTCACGACGCCCGGCAACGTCACCGACTACAACTATATCAAGGCCCAGATAGCGGAATTGTGCGAGCTGTATTTGGTGCAGATGATTGAGTACGACCGCTTCAACGCCTCGCAGATGGTGATTGACCTGACCGAGGCGGGCGTACCTATGCAGCCGTTCGGCCAGGGCTTCGTGTCGATGAATGCCCCCACTAAGGAGCTCGAGAAGCTGGTGCTCGACGGCAAGATTCACCACTACGGCAACCCGGTGCTGGCCTGGATGATGGGTAACGTAGAGTTGGCCCGCGACCCGGCCGACAACATCAAAATCAATAAGGGCAAGAGCAAGGAGAAGGTAGACGGTGCCGTGGCGCTCGTCGAAGCACTGGGCGGGTATATGAGTCGGGACAAGGAGCCCGAGTACATCTACCAGGACGGCCGCGGCTTTCTAACCATTTAGGCCAGCTTTTCCCGCTTTTCCCCGCCTGTATAGCGCACCCGGTCAGGCCGGTTCGGAGCTTTGAACAAGCTAATCCAACGCCGTGGGCCTGTTCGACTTCTTCTCTTCCGCCAAATCCAAGCCGCAGGCCCTGGCCGGCGACCCGAACAATGTGTCGGGCACCGCTACGGTGGTAGGCGAAGGCGGCGGCGTGTTCGATACGCGGTTGCTGAACTACCTCAACAGCGGCTCCACCGGCACGCTGGGGGCTATCACGGTCAATGAGCAAACCGCCGTCACGCTTTCGGCTGTGTGGGCCTGCGTGCGGGTAATTGCCGAGAGCGTGGCCCAGCTGCCGCTGCTCGTGCTCGACAAGGGCACTACCGGCAGCCGCCGGCTGGCCACGGAGCACCCTGCCTATATCCTGCTTACCCTGGAGCCCAACCCACGCCAGTCGGCTTTCAACTTCTGGGAGCTGATGGTGGCTACCTGTGTGCTGTGGGGTAATGCCTACGCCATTGTTGAGCGTGATGCCCGCTTCAACTTGGTAGGCCTGCACTGGGTGCACCCGCGTAACGTAGAAGTGATTGAGTACGGCGGCGAGCTGTTCTATCAGATTGCGGGGGAAAAGCTGCCCCGTCAGAGCTACGAGATGCTGCACATCGCCGGCCTGGGCTTCAACGGCGTAACCGGGCGCTCCGTGCTGAGCGTGATGGCCGAAAATATGCGCCTGGGGCTATCGGCGCAGCAGTTTGGCACTAACTTTTATGAGAACGGCGCCAACATCGGCGGCGTACTCGAGACGGAGGCCAAGATTGACGATAAGGTGCTTGACCGACTGCGTGCACAGTTTGCTGCCAATAATGGCGGCTTGCAAAACAGTCACAAGCCGCTGATTCTGGAGCAGGGCCTGACCTATAAGCGGGTGGGTATGCCACCTCAGGATGCGCAATTCATCGAAACGCGCAAGGTGCAGGCCGAAGAAATTGCCCGCGCCTTCCGCGTGCCGCAGCACAAAATCGGCATTCTTGACCGTTCGACCAACAACAACATTGAGCACCAGGGCCTGGAGTTCGTGACCGACACGCTCGGCCCCTGGCTGGTACGTATTGAGCAGGAATGCAAACGCAAGCTGCTCACCGAGCGCCAAAAACCGACCTACGCCATCAAGTTTGATTACGATGGCCTGCTGCGCGGCGACGTGACGGCCCGCGGCAACTTCTACCGTTCCCTCTGGGGCATGGGCGTGCTCAGCGCCAACGACATCGCCGACATGGAAGACCGTGACCACGTGGCCGGTGGCGACGAGCGCTACGTGCCGCTCAACATGGTGCCCGCCAGCATGGTCAAGGCCGTGCTGCTCAAACCCACTGCCACTACTAAAAAAATCGCTGCGCCCACCCCATGAAAAAGCCTGCCACTACGGAGCGCCGCTTCCTGAAAAATGCCGCCGCCCACGTTACGATTGAATACCGGGGGGAGGGCGACGCCAAAGAGCCGGCTGCCTTTACCGGCAAGGCCATTGTGTGCAATTCGCGCAGCAAGAACCTCGGTGGCTTTGTGGAAATCATCGACCCCAAGGCCCTCGACAACGCCGACCTGAGCGACGTGGTGGGCTTGTTCAACCACGACCGCAATTGCGTGCTGGGCCGAACTACCTCGGGCACGATGACCCTGACGCGCGATGCTGATGGGGGCCTGAGCTACCGCATCAGCTATGACGCCACCGACCCTGACCACCAGCGCGTGATGGCCAAGATTCTGCGTGGCGATGTGGTGGGCTCGTCGTTCGCATTTCGGGTGGGGCCCGATGGCGACAGCTGGGATAAGGAGGAAACCGACACCAGCAGCATCTACGTGCGCACGGTCACCAAAATCAGCAAGGTGGCCGATGTGTGCCCCGTCACCGACCCAGCTTATGCGCAATCCAGTGCGGCCAAACGCAGCCTAGAAGAATTCCGCATGAAAGACATGCAGGCGGGCGATAAAGGTGGCAAAAAAGCCAAGGTTTCGGCGGCTGACAAGGCCACTCGCACCTTTTTGGAGGCGATGATTCCGCACCATGAGATGGCGCTCACGATGGCCAAAACGGCGCTCGAAAAGGTTGAAAACGAAGATATCCGCGCCTTTGCGCAGGATATCATCGACGACCAGGGCGCCGAAATTGACCAGATGAAGCAGTGGCTAGCTGACTTGGACGCAAAGCGCACCGCGCCTGAGCTCGCACCCATTCCGCTCTCCATTCAACGCCGCCGGCTTGAGCTGCTGGCGCTTTCTAACTAATTAATCCCCTCTCTCACCTTTTTTCTGCAAACAGTACCCATGAAAAAACTTAAAGAACTGCTGGAAGAGCGGGCCGCCAAGCTCGCCGCCTCCCTGGCCATCGTCGATAAGGCGGAAACCGAAAAGCGCGAGCTTTCGGCGGAAGAAGAAACCAGCTACCGTGCGGCTACTGCCGAAATCAAGGACCTCGACAAGAAAATCGAGTTAGCCCGCGAAGTCGAGAACACCCGTGCTGTCGCTGCCGCCGGCACTGGCGTAGCCAATCGCCACAGCACCAAAGACGAAAAGGACCTCTCGAAATTCTCGCTGCGCAAGCTGGCCCTTGATGTGATGGAAAACCGCCAGCCGACTGGATTGGAAGGCGAAATGCACCAGGAAGCCAAGCGCGAAGCCCGCAGCCTCGGCATTGCCATCGAGGGCGTGGGCGTGCCCAGCTTTCTGGCTATGCAGCAGCGCAGCGCTCCGGGGCGTACGGAACGCCGTGACAACTCGGTGACAATGCCCACGCAGCCCGAAGATGGCTCGTCGGTCGTATTCCAGGACCCCGCCCAGCCAATGCTGGGCATTCTGCGCCCGCAACTGGCCTGCCAGGCGCTGGGCGCGCGCATGCTCACCGGCCTGGTGGGTGAAGTGCCGTTTCCGGCCATGAGCCAGGGCGCAGTAAGTGGCTGGGTACCGGAAGTAGCTGAGCTGCCCAAGTCGAACGTTAAGTTCCGGCGCTCGAAAATGACGCCGCACCGCCTGGGCACCTACTTGCTGCTCAGCAAGCAGTTTCTCATTCAGACCTCGCCCGACATTGAGGCGATGATTCGCCAGGACCTGCAACTCTCGGTGGACCACGCCGTGGACCGCGCCGCTGTATTTGGCACGGGCTTGCCAGCCGACAACCAGCCGCTGGGCCTGCTCAACACCGACGGCGTGTTCGTGCTGGCCGGCGGCACCAACGGCCGTATTCCGACGCTGAACGATGTGGTCAGCCTGGAGGCATCGGTAGAGGTACGTAACGCAGCGATGGGTTCGCTGGGTTACCTGATGAACAGCAAAATCAAGGGTACGCTCAAAACGACGCCCTTGCAGAACGGCTATCCCATCTACTTGCTCACCGATAACAACGAGCTGAACGGCCACAAGCTAGTGGTGTCGAACATGGTAGCCGACCAGGTACGCGGCACCTCCACCCAGGCCTCGGTAGTAGCCTACGGCGACTGGAGCCAGATGGTAATTGGCCAGTGGGGTGGGCTTGACCTGCTGATGGACCCCTACACGCTGGCCACCAACGGCCAGAACCGCCTCATCGTGAACTCCTTCTGGGATGTGCTGATACGTCGCCCAGAATCTTTTGCCCTGATGGTGGGCGCGGTGCCCAGCACCGAAATCGGCAGCTTGCAGCCGCAAACTGTCTAGTTTTTAGTGATAAACCCGCTGCCGGGCCTGCAAAGCCTGGCAGCTTATTCCCTTCTTCTAGCCATGCCCAAGACTGTGCACGCCAAAGTACTGCGCTCTCATCCTGACTTTTCGCACCATCCGGGCGAAGTCGTGGAGTTGAGTGATGATACGTTCGAGAAATACACCCAAAATGAGGGCTTTTTCCGCAAAGCCACTGCTGAAGAAGTGGAAGCCGCCAGCGCCACCCTGGAAACGGCTACCGTGCCACAGGCTGACGAGCAGGCTGTAGTGCCGGCTGCCGCCCCCAAAACGCCCGAAGAGGCTGCCAAACTCCTTGAAAAAGGGGCGAAAAAAGCCGAAAAAGACGCTAAAAAGTAAGCAGAATGCCCACCCTCAGCCAAGTAAAGGCGCATTTGAAGCTTTCGCTGTCCGATGACAGCGAGAACGACCTGCTGGGCCTTTACCAGGGCGTAGCGCTGGCGGCCTTTCGAAAGGAAAGCAAGCGGCGCTGGCCGGCCCAGGGTGAGCCCACGCTCACGGTGGCCGTGGACCCGCTGGCCGACCCCGTGGTGTACCAGTTCGTGGCCTACGTGGACCCGGCTGTGCTCAGCGAGGATGAGCAAAAGCTAGCCGACCAGTGGCAGCTCTTCGTGATTGGCCACCTCTACGAAAACCGGCAGGAAGTGGTAGCCGACGTGCGTGCCGTGGCCGTGCAGGTGCCGATGGCCGCCCAGTATTTGATGAACCTACTACGAGAGCCCACGCTATGAACATCGGCCGCCTCGACCGCCAACTCACGCTGCAACAGCCCGCCGCAGTGCCCCAAAACGGCTTCGGCGAGCCCGCGCCCGCTGCCTTCACCGACGTGGCCACGGTGGCGGCCGGCGTCGAGTACAAGCCCGGCGGCGAGGCCACCCAGGCCGACCAGCTCACCCCGACCCAGCGCATCCTCTTCACCATTCGCTACCGGGCCGACGTGCGCCCCGCCTGGCGGATAGCCTACGAGGGCCGCACCTTTCAGCTTACCGACGTGGCCGAAATCGGCCGGCGCCGGGGCCTACTGCTCACCTGCTACACCCACGGCACTCCCCCGAGTGGGGCATTATAGAAATGGCTAACGCATCCGGCATCGACTTTCAAGGCATCGAGGAGCTAGGCCAGGTGCTCGACGGACTGCCCGGCCGCTTCGGCGACCAGGTAGTGGATAAGATTCTGCGCCGGGCCGCCCAGCCGCTCATTCAGGCCGCCAAGCAAAACAGCAGCCACGCCGACGTGACGGGCGACACGACCAAGAGCATCGGCATCATCGCCAACCGCAAAACCAATAGCATCACCGTCGGCCCCCGGCGCGGCGGGCCCTTCAAGGGCTGGCACGCGCACATTCTGGAGCACGGCGGCGCCCCGCATACCATTCGGGCTAAGCCCGGCAAGCTGCTCGTCTGGAACGGCGGGGCCGCCTACCAGGTGCAGCATCCGGGCATTGTCGCCCAGCCCTTCATGCGCCCCGCCTACGACTCGACTAAGGGCGCCGTGGTGGACAGCATCAAGAGCCAGTGTAAGGAGATAATTATCAGTGGCTTTAAAGACGTTTTTAAATGAAAAAACTCACTAAGACGGAGCGCACACTTTTGGAGCTAACAGATGCGAATTATAGTTCGCATCGTTGTGAAAACCACGGAATATACCAAATTCCTAAGTCTAGACTAGATAAAGGGTGTGTGTACCAAAAAGGCTGTACAGCAAAGGTTTTACACATAGAAGACCCAGTTGCTTACGCTGCTGCTAATTAAATGGAGCCCGGCCTGCTCTTATTCGCCTTGCTCACCCAGGCCGCGCCCGTCGCGGCCCTGGTCGGCGCGCGCATCTACCCGCTGCGCGCCCCCGAGGGTCAGGCCCGGCCCTACGTGTGCTATCAGCTCATCAGCCGCGTGCCCGATGGGTCGCCCGCCTGCCACTTCGGGGACGTGGCCCGGGTGCAGCTCTCGCTCTTTGCCGATACCTACGCCGAGGTATCGGCCCTGGCCGCCGCCTGCCGGGCGGTGCTGCACTTCGCCCAGCCCGCCCCCGACGTGTTTCTGGAACTCGACAACGAGCAGGACCACTACCACGACCAGGCCCTGTGCTACTTCAAAAGCCAGGACTACCTGCTGGAGCTACCCGCCTAATCACCCGCTTTCTCACCTTTTTTCTGCATCAAATGGCACTCACCAATATCCGCGGCCGTGACGTCAAGCTGGCGGTCGAAAAAACCATCAACAACACGCCTACCCAAGTGGTGGTCGGCTGCTCGACCGACATGGGCCTGAGCATCAACACCGAAAGCGACGAAGCCACCTGCGTGGCCAGCGGCAACTTCAAGGAGTACGAGCCCGGCCAGACCGACTGGACCATCAGCGCCAGCCTCAACGTGCGCCAGGCCACCGACGACCCGGCCGCCAGCCCGCCCCAGACCGACGCCACCGACAACGTGACGGCCGAGAACATGGTCGATTTGCAGCTTAACCAGACGATGATGAAGGTGAGCTTCACGCTGGGCACCGGCACGGGCCGGGCGCGCTATTCGGGCAGCTGCTTCATCACCAAGTCCGACTTCAAGGGCCAGCAGAAGGGCCTGGCCACCTACGCGGTGAGCCTGCAAGGCACCGGGGAGCTGACCAAGACCCTCACCAGCTAAGAAAGTAGCTATCCATGTCCAGAAAACCCGCCCGGCTTCCGGGCGGGCTTTTTGGGCGAAACCCATTCCTTTTTTCTGCTTAATCATGGAAATCAACACTCTCCCCAATGCTGCCCGCGGCGAAGTAACGATGCCCATCAACGGCCAGCCCCACAAGCTACGCTTCGGCATGAACGTGATGCGCGACGTGACCAAGCTCACAGGTCTGGGCACGAGCGAATTTGCTAGCTTGCTCAGCACCGATTTCAACGAGGCCGCTACCGCTTTAGTAAGCTGCGCCGTGCGGCGCTACGTGCCAGGCTGCGAAGCCTTCACCCAGGATGATGCTGGCGAGCTGATTGATAGCCTGAACCCGGCCAATAACGAGGCCCTGGCCGATGCGCTGAAGGAAACCCTGCGCGTGGGCCCTCTGATGGGGGCCCTGCTGGCGAAAGTGGCGCCGCAGCCAGCCCCCGCCGCATAAGCTCCACTGAGGAGTGGGACCAGCACCTCGACTTCGCGTTCGGGGAGCTGGCCCTGCCAGCGGGTGAGTTCTGGGAGATGTCACTCTCAGAGTTCGACCGCCGCTGCCGGGGCTACCACCGCCGCACCGCCGACGCCTGGCGGCGCACGCGCCTGCTGGGCGCCATTTTACTGAACATCAACCGGGGTGAGAATACCCCGTCCGTGGTGCCTGAAGAATGGCTGCCCCTATACGGCGATGGCCCGCCCGTCCTGGCTGAGGTAATGAGTGAAGAAGAATTTGCCCGTATTGCAAGCTTAGAATAAGCTACCATGGCCGATGTATTAGCCTCCGTTTCCGTTGTCTTAGGGGCCGAAATCTCGGGTTTCCGCGCCGCGATGGCCCAGGCCCGCCGTGAGCTGAAGGGCCTAGTGCAGTTCAGCGAGGGGCTGAAGGATATCGGCACCAGCCTCACGCAGTACGTCACGGCCCCGCTGGCCTTGTTCAGCGGGGCCGCCGTAGCCGCTAGTGGTAAGATTGAGAGCCTGAAAAAGGGCTTGGAGGCCATCACGCTGCAAGAGTTGGGCAAGCAGGGCGTAACGGGGCTGAATGCGGTGCAGGCCGCCGCCCAGAGCACGGCTGAACGGATGAAGCAGCTGCAAGAAATTGCCAAGCTGCCAGGCCTGGGCTTCGAGGGTGCGGTGCAGGGCGACGTACGCCTGCGGGCCGTGGGTATCTCGGCCGAGCAATCGGCCAAAAGCATCAAGGCCTTCGCCAATGCCATCGCCACCACGGGCGGCGGCAAGAACGAGTTCGACCGCGTAACAGTACAGCTAGCCCAGCTCAGCGCCAAGGGCAAGGTGCTGGCCCAGGACCTGCGCCCCATCATCGAGGCGGCCCCGGCCGTATCGGGCGCACTTCAGCGCCTCTACGGCACGGTGGACAGCGAAACCATTTCGGCCAGCCTGGCTAAGCAGGGGAAGAGCAGCACCGACTTTATCGCCGTGCTCACCGATGAGCTGGCCAAGCTGCCGCAGGTGACAGGCGGGCTGAAAAACGGGCTGGAAAACTTTGTGGATACGGGCACGCTGGCGCTGGCCAAGTTCGGCGACGGCATCAGCAAGGCCCTGAACCTGCCAGGCATCCTGGCGGGCCTCAGCAGCTTTGTGGAGCGGGCTGCCAACGCATTCGCTAGCCTCACGCCGGGCACCCAGACGCTCATTGTCGCACTGGGCGGCATCGCGGCCGCCGTGGGGCCGGTGCTGGTGGCCGTGGGCACGCTGGGCGCTGCGCTACCCGCCCTCACGGCCGGATTTGAGGTGCTAGGCGTTAGCTCGCTGGCGGCCCTGGGGCCGATTCTCCCGGCTGCTGCTGCCGTGGCCGCCGCTGCCTACCTCATCTACGATAATTGGAGCGCCATTGCGGCTTACTTCAGCTCAGGCGAGGGCAGCACGCTGTTTAGTGACCTGGCCGGCGCCGCCCGCTCAGCGGCCAGCGCCATCGGCGAAGCATTCAGCACTATCCGGGCCAACGTGGGCGGCAACCTGGGCCAGATGGTGTCGGCGGCCACGGTGTTTCGCACCGTGTTTCGGGAGCTAGCCGTAGGGGTTACGGCCGCCCTCGACGTGCTAGCCGGCAGCGTGAAGGCTATCAATGGCCTGCTGACTGGCGACACCGTGAGCGCCGCCGATGGCGCCGCACAGGCATTTTATAGCCTTATCGACCCCATTGCCAACCTGTTTGGCTTCAGCAAAAAGGCGCCTACCGACAGCGGCATCTACGTGCTCACGCAGCAGGCCAAGGAGTTCAACGCTGTGGGGGCGCAGTTTGCGGCTAACCTGGCGCTTCTCAATGGTGTGCGCCTTGATGTGGTGGCTGCGCAGGCGGGCGAGGCTGCTAAGCAAATCGGCCTGCTCAAAAAGCTGGAGGATGAGTTGAAGGCGGCGAAGGAGGCGAAGCCCAACCTTACTACTGAGGCCGATATCGCCGCTAGCAATCAGCTTATTGCCAGCCTCGAAGCCCAGATTAAGCGGCTCAACGAACTTGGTGTTGCCTCGAAAGAGATGCAAAAGGCGTACGCCGACGTGCAGAAGTCGCTTCGTACGGTGGCCAACGAAAGCCTAGCCCTAGGCGACCAGTACGACTACCTCAAGAGCCGGCAAAGCGCCACGGAGTCGGGCATCAAAAAACTAATTGCAGCGGGCTTTGCGCCAGCTTCGGTGGCCGTGCAACGGCTGGTGGCCGACCTGCGCAACCTCAACACAACGCTCGGCGACAATGAGATGCTGAGCACGCGGGTGGCGAAGGGGCTGGAAAAAATGAATGTCACGCCTGATTTCAAGCTCCAAACACCTGAGCCGTTGAAGCTGCCCGACGTGGTGCCGATGGATTTGACGGGACTGGACTTGAGCGCCGAGGGCCTGGCCGCCGGCTACGACCGTTTACACGCGATTCAAAACCAGAAGTACCCGGTGTTTACGCAGGCAATGGCCGACTTTAACACCCGCACCGAGGAGTTGACGGATGCCTTTCCAGCGGCGGCCTTTGCTTCCATTGGCCAAAGCATTGGCAGCGCGCTCGCCGACGGGGGCGACGTGCTGGCCGCCGCCGGGGCGGGCATTATTAAGGCTCTGGCCAGCTTTGCTGAGCAGGAGGGTGAGTTGTTGATTGCCCTGGGCGCGGCCAATCTCGTCATACCTGGTATGCAGGGACTGGGCATTGCACAAATTGCTGGCGGCGTGGCCTTGGTGGCAGCGGCTGGGCTGGCTAGCTCTTTCGCCAGCAGCATCGGCAGTAGTTCGAGCAGCAGCACGCCCAACAGCCCCCGCGCCAGCAATGTGGGCCAGGCAGGCAGCCAGCAGACGGTGAAGGTTATTGCCGAGTTCAAGCTGCGTGGGCCAGATTTGGTAGCCATCGGACGTGCGCAGGACTACCGGGTGCAGCGCACAGGCTAAACTTATTGGTAGGTAACACTGGCCCCTGGCAAGGCGGCGCCAGCCGCCTTTTGTAGCTCTCGCCATGCCCGTTTGCTGGGGCCATTTTCACCACCAGCAAATTGAATTGGCAACTCTCTATTCTCTATATGAGCTTGTATGGTGAGCGCGCTCACCCAAGTGTAGACACCTCTGAAAATCATGTCACTCCCAGTTGGTGTCGGAGTAACTACGGCCTGAAGTTTAACCGAGACGGCCCCATCTACTGATTTGGCTGGCATACTCACAAACAGTGCTTCCTTGTCGCTTTTGTCTATGCCGTAGCCAGCCAGCAGGATACCCTTTAGCATTTTAGTGTAGCAGGCTTTTGCGCTATCAGGACTGTGTACAATGATTGTCGTTGCCCCTTTGGCTGGTGCAGTAGATTGCGCCAGCGCCGGCGCGCCAGCTAGCAGCAGGCCAGCGAGTAAGAGGTGTTTCATCTTTTAAAAAGCTCAATAGCCAGTAGCAACAGCCCGCCCGTGCAAACCACCCAGACCAGCGGGCCACCCCAGTAGCGGATATAGACGGCAAGCGGGCGGCGTTTCATTCGCCGAATATAGTAGCATCTGTCCCGCTTTTCCCCGCCCCGCCCGGCCCCTGCTCCCGACCCGGCCGGAACTTCGGGCATGTCTTACGTTCAGCTACGCCGCGTTCTTCTCGACAACCCCGACACGACCGGCCTGGCCTACGTGGCCACCACCGACTACTGGGACACGGAGAAACGCACCTACTACCACACCCAAGAGCAAACGGCTACCAGCAACCCGGCCGAGCTGGCTGTGGGGGTGGAGGTAGACCGCTGGCAGTTTGCCACGGGCAAGGTGCGCGTGGTACACTATGCCGGCCACGGGCAGGTGAACACCAGCAACCTGACCGGCGCCGCCGCCGGGCCCAGCGTCTGCACGCTGCGGCCGGCGGTGACGGTGCCCGAGCGCGGCCTCGTGACGATAGATACCAGCAGCGTACCCGTCGGCCCGCCCGACGGGTACGTGAAGGTGTTCGGCCAGGATGGCACGCCACCCTACAAGTTCGTGGTCAAGGATAAGAACGGGACCACCGTGGCCACGGCTACCCGCCGCACGGCGGCCCTGCCGCTGGAGCTTTTCAACCTCGACACGGCGCTTTCGCCCTACGTGGTGCACACCACCGACGCCGACAACTGCACGAGCACGCGGCCCTTCAACGTGGTGCTGGGCGAGCCCACCGGCATCCCGTACGGGGTGATTCTGGAGCAGACCTACACGGGTGATGACCTGACCGGCCGGGGCACCATCCTGCTCTATAACCCCGCCACCAAAACCACCGACCACTACGGCTACGGGCCGGACGGCACCGGCGACGGCTATTTCTACGACCTGCCGGCCGGCTCCGTCGTCGATGCCTACCTGCTGGCCGATGAGGTCACGCTTCGCACCTGGCGCGTGACCGACCCGCCGCTCATCGACTACAGCGATGCCGACGTGAGTGGCCCGGCCGCCTCCAGTGGGGCCGCCACGCTGGCGCTCGACAACCTCATCCTGTTCAACCCCGACAGCACGGCCGAGCAAAACGGCGGGGTGTTGGTCGAACTGAACGCCACGGCGCTGCCCGTCACCTTCGCCCTGCCTGGCCACGGCAGCAACACCACCGGCAGCTTCGACGGGCTGCCGGCCGACGACTATACCGTGACCTGCACCGACGCCGTGGGCAACAAGTTGGACGTGCCGTTTTCGCTGAAGCTGCGCTACGGCCGGCGCTGGCAGCTCGCCTTCAGCGACCCGGCCGGCGTGCCCTGCCGCCTGGAGCTGTGGCTGCGCGACTACACCGGCACCGTGGAGGCCATTAAGGGCAACGGCAGCAGCCCGGTAGTGCTGAAGTCCGATGGCCTGAGCGGCAGCCTGGGCGGGCAGGGCGACGTGCCGGCCGTGGTGGGCACGGCCGGCGAGCTGAGTTTGCTGGTGCTGCCCGGCACCCTGGAAGAAGTGGTGGTCAACGACGACCGGGCCTGCCGCTGCGACGTGTACTACGACGACAAGCTGCAGTTCCGGGGCTACGTGCAGCCCGACGTCTACCACGAGCCGCTGCTGGGCGGGCTACTGCCCGTCACGCTCACGGCCACCGATGGGCTGGCCGGGCTGAAGGACACCTTCTTCCTGGGCCACATCGGCCAGCGCCTGCAAGGCCGCCGGCCGCTGCGTAACACCCTGCTCTGCGCCCTGAGTCGGTGCGGGGTCAGCCTGCCGCTGGCTTTCTTCGTGAACCGGCGCAGCACGGAGATGAGCGACGCCGACGCCCCCGAGCTGGCCGCCACCACCGAGCGCGCCGGCTACTGGGAAGCGGATAAAAAGGCGCCCACCGATGACCGCACCGTGGTGGAGGCCCTGGCCCAGGCGCTGGGCGGCACGCTCTGCCAGCGCGCGGGCCAGTGGCAGGTGCGCAGCCTGCTCGAAGCCCTCGACGACGCGCCGGGCCGCGCCTACCGGCCCGCCGGCACGGCCCTGGCCGCCGTCACGGCGCCGGCGCCCAGCGGCACGCTCGTACCGCGTAGCGAGCGCCCGGGCTGGGGCTGGGTGACGGCAGGTCAGCAGCTGCAGCTGCGCCCGGGCTGGAAGTCGCTGGCCGGCACCACCGACGTGGGCTGGCTGAAAAACGCCTTTCCAGCCGGCGACGTATTCAGTGACCCCGATAGCTGGCTGGCCAACGGCGGGGCGCTGCGGCCCATCGCGGGCTGGGTGTCCGGCACCGCGGCCGGCTTTGCGCTGGTGCTGGAGCAGGGCGGCGAGAAGGGCATGGATTACGTAACCAAGTGGCCGGCCAGCAACGGGGCCGCCGATGAGCGCTACCTGAAAAGCCCACCCCTGCCCCTGGTGCCGAGCCCGGAAAGCTGCCCGGCCTTCCTGACGGTGGTGGCGCGCGTCACGCCCACGCACTACCAGGACGACGGCACGGCCGCGGCCGACTCGCCGGCCAGCCTTACGCTGGCCGTGGAAGTGGTGGTGGATGGGCTTCGGCCGGCCTACCCCCTACTCCTCCAGCTGCCGCTGGCCAAAAGCGCTACCGACAAGGCCAGCACCACGCAGGTGGTGCTGCCATCGCTGCCTACTGGAGCCAGCCAGGCCGTGCTGTACGTGCGGCCGTGGACGGGCGGCCTGGCCACGAAAGACGCGGGCGGCAACTACGTGACCAGTACCCTCTACGACCCCAATACGGGCGTGAAGAAAGGGCAGGTCGTCTACATTCAGCTTGGTGGTAGCCCCACGGGACCACGAGACTACTACCAGGCCAAGCGCGACCTCAGTCCACTCGTGCCCGACCCGCGCGTTGGCCCCACGGCGCCCACCTACCGCGCCTATGTTGCCAATACCAATTTTCGACTCGACGAGTACGTGACGTATGCAGGCCAATACTACCGCGCCAAATACGACTTGTACGACCCCGTACCCGCCCCACCGGCGACGGGCAGCGATGTCAACTGGCTGCTCGTCGCGGCCGCTGACCTGCCCAAGCCCCAGGATGAGAACTGGCTGGCCCTGGACTTCACCACTGCCCATGCCCAGCTGCATATCTCGCAAATCGGCATTGAGCTACGCCCCCAGCAAGCCACCTGGGATGGGGCCGATAACTTCCGCGCCGACGGCCCAGCCGGCACGGTGCGGCCCACCGAGGCCCTGGCCGTGTACCACCCGGACGTGCCGATTGCCGCCGGCCTCTTCGAAGGCAATCGCCACGCCTTCAGTAAGGCCGTGGCCCTGGCCGACGGCTCGCTCAGCACGGCCTGGGCCCGCAAGCTCGACCTACTGCCGGCCCCCCTCTTCGAGGCCAACATCTACGACGCGCTGGCCCTGCGCGAGGGGCCCAGCCGGCTGCTAACCGGCGTGCTCAAGCACGACGGCCTGGCCCCGCCCTACCTGCTCGATAGCATAGATACCCCGTACGACGTGCCCGGCCGCCGCTTTGGGGTAGGCGCTACAGCCTGGAACCTGCGCCTGGCCCGCAGCGAGGTGTCGCTCGTCGAAATCGGCCCCGGCGCCGACGCCCGCGACCCGCTGCTCGACCTGCCCAACGGCGTACGCATCACCCACCAGGCCTACGCCTACGCCCCGGGCAAGTACAGCCACTATGCCCGCCGCGTGCACGGGGGCGGGGTGCGCGTGCGGCACTAGGCTGTCCCGCTTTTCCCCGCCAACCCACCCCGGCGGGCGGGGGGTGGCCGGAACTTCGGGGCATGGCAACGCAGGCATTCTATATCTCCGACCTCCCCGCGGTGGCAACTCCTAAGACGGAATTGCCCGGGGGGCTGATGGAGGTCGAAACCAAAACGGGACCCGGCGGCAGCCTCCAGAATAAAAAGCTGACGGTGGAGCAGTTGGCCGCCTTCCTGGCCACGCTGGGCCTCAACGCCAACGACCTGCCATCACTCTATAAGAGCGTGGAGTTTCGCACCCGCGCCGAGCAGCAGCAGCTCTACCCCGCTTTGTACAACGCCCAGGTCATGGCGGAGCTGAAGGGCGACACGATGGCCCTGGGCACGCAAATCTGGGCTAATACCGACCCGGATGGCGTGAACGTGTACCGCGTGGTGTACGACAGCGCGGGGCCGCTACGGGTGTGGACCGACGGCACGTTTGGGGCCAGTGGCCGCGGGCTCCAGCCCGCCAAGTTCGTGGCCGTGACCGCCGCAGTTGCGCTCCCGACGCCCGCCGCCCCGACGCTCACCTTCACCGCCGCCCGCAAGCTCGTAGCCGTGCTCGCAGGCTATGCCGACAGCGATTTTGAGTATAAGCAGGGCACCGGCAGCTACGTGGCCTACCCCGCCGGCGGGGTACAGGTCGATGACAATCAGCACGCGGCCGGCGAGCTGCAATTCCGCGTCAAGGCCACGGCCAGCCACCCGGCGGGCGCCCCTGCCAGCAATGAGCTTCTGGCGGCGCGCACGCGGCGCATGAACTGGGTACCGGTGGGCGACAGCATCACCTTCGGCATCGGCACCGACCCCAACCAGGACACGGATAGCTACCCGGCGCAGGAGCAGGCCACCCTACCCGCCACTAATTACAAGCTGACCAACAAAGGGGTATCCGGCAAGCAGGTCAGCGCCATGCGCGACGACGCCAGCACCTTCCTCTACCCGCTCTACGATGCCAGCTACGACGTGAATTTTGCCGCCGTACTGGGCGGCACGAATGACCTGCTCTACAACACCTACGCCTCGGCCGATGAGATTCTGCTGAGCCTCCAGCAGCTGCACCAGGGCCTGCACACGGCGGGCTTTGTCACGGCCGCCGGCACCATTCTGCCTATTCGGGACTTACCCGCCGCGCAGGAAGCCAAGCGGCAGGCTGTCAACGCCGGGATAAAAGCCAAGGCCGTCAGCGACTGGGGCTGCGCGGGCGTGGACGATTACGATGGGCTGGGCTTTAATACGCTTTCCGACTCGGCGGATGGCATTCACCCGAACAAGGCATTTTACGGCCGCATGGCGGCTCTGGAGCGCGTGACGCTCGGGCAGGTAGCGGTGGCCCACCAGGTGCCCTTTACGCCCGCTGGCGGGGGCGGGTCGGGCATTCTGCCCTACACACGGTTTTGGTTCCGCGCTGAAGACGCGGTGATTGATGGCAACGGCGTGTTCAGCATCCTCGACCACGCGGGTAGCGGGGCCAAGCTCGTGGCGGCCACGGGCACCCCGCAGCTGATTCCGAACGGCAACAACGGCAAGCAGACCGTGCGCCTGAACGGGGCGAGCCTGGTTTCGACGCTCAACGGCTCGGTGATGGGCAACAACCCCTGCGCCCTGCTCGTGGCCTGCAAGTCGAACAACGCCGACCAGAACTACAACATTGCCGGCCTCGTGACCAACGACAACAACCCCGGCCACTGTCTCGACCTGCTGCTATTCAACGGCAAGCTCACCACGCACAACGGGCAGGCGTTCGACGGCAACACGCCGGTGGTGGATTTGAGCAGCGGGTTCCATGTGCTGGGCTCGCTCTACGATGGCACGAACGTGCGCACCTTCAACAACGGCACCTTCACGGCCCCCTACCCGCTGACCAACACGCTGTCCGACACGCCGGTAGCCCTGGGCATCGGAGGCTACTCCTTCGACCCCGGCTTGCAGGATGCGGACCTCACTTTCACCGATTACGTGGTGCGCTTCAACGGCGACGAAGCGCCCTTCCTGCAACAGGCCGATATGCTAAAGGCCGCGGCCGCCATCCCTTACTAGCCACCGCTACTAACCCTTTACCGACGTGCTCCTAACCCTGCTGCTGCAAACCGCCCCGTCTAAGTATGCCCCCGCCCCGTGGTTTCTGCGCTGGGCGGAAAGCCTGCCGCTGCACGTCATTCTGGCGCTGGCCGTGCTGGCGGTGCTGGCCTGGCTGCTCAAGGAGCCGTTTCAATTTCTGCTCACCAAGCTCATCGAGTCGTTTGTGGAGCGCATCAAGCGCAGCAGCAAGGAGCCGGCCAGCGCCGCCGACCTCACGCGCAAGGCGCAGAAGGCCATTATTCTGGAGCAAGCCGCGGAGCGCCTGCGCCTGGAGCTGGATTGCGACCACGTAAGCGTCTACGGCTGCCAGAACGGCGAGTACCTGCGCTCGGGGGAGGGCATCGACAAGTTCGTCATGCAAGCTGAGGCCAGCCAGCCCGGCGACCCGCGCTACATGGATGTGGAGCGCATGGTATTCGCCTCCGACATTCCGCGCCTGGTGCTGGCGCTCGAAAGCCAGCATTACCTGCTGCTCTGGCGCGGGCGCTGCGACGACTGGAAGGTGAACAAGATGATGAGCGAGCGCGACTACACGTCGAGCGTGGCCGTGTTCCTGCGGCGGCCCCTGAAGTCGAACGGGGCCGAAACGGGCGTCATCGGCATGTTCGTGGTAAGCTGGCGCAAGTGCGAGGTCTACCGCCCCGACCAGGCCAGCAGCCTGCCCGCCAGCCACCACGGACCTACCCGCGCCATCGATGCGCCCCTGGAGCAGCTGCTGCTCACCTACGCCCGCGAGCTAAGCTATTCCATGTAAGCTTTTCACCCTCACCTTTTTTCTGCAAAAACCATGTTGCGTAAACTCGCTCCCTACCTCATTTTTATCGCCCTCGGCTTCTTGTTCGTTTTCAGCCAGCCTATTGCCTACGACTGCCTTTACTGGCTGGCCGTACACCTGCGGGGGCTGAGCACGCTGGCCACGCCCGACGCCGCCAGCCCGGCCGAGGTGTGGGCCGAGGCGCAGCTCAGCGGCTGGCCCAGCGTGGGCAGGGCCACGGGCAAGCTCATCATGGCCGCCGCCTTTTTCGTGCTCAGCAGCATTTTACCCTGGCTGATGCAGAAGCTCACCCACCCGGCCGTGGCGCGGTGGAAAGCATCGGCCTACACCAACATTTTCAACAGCCGGCGTCCTGATGAGCAGCTTGCCGAAGCATCTCGCGTAGACAACCGCGCCGCTTTCCGCATCGCCATCAGCATCCTGGCCGCCGCGCTCATCAACTGTCTCGTGCTCGTGCTGCTGGCCAGCCCCGCCCAGGCCCAGGCCCCGCGCCCGGGTACGGCCAAGCTGCTAGCCGTGAGCGCCAGCCGCCTGCGGGTTCGCGAAGCCACCGGCCGCAACGATGGCGTAGAGGTGGAGGCAGCCCAGCGGCTGGCCGGCGCCCGCGTGGGCATCGACCCCTGGTGCGGCTGTGAGCGCAATTGGTGGAATGTGAAGGCCGGCCGGGCTTGCCCCGCCTGGCCGGCTGCCGCCGCCAACTGGACCAAGCCCAGCAGTGCCCGCACGTTTTACATCCGCGGCCAGCGCGGCCAGCTCGACAGCCTGCGTATTGCCGACACGGTGACGTTTTTCTACAGTAATCTGGGCCGGGTCGGGCACGTGGGCATGGTGGTGGCCACCGGCCGGCCACTGCGGGCAGGCCGGCCACCGCGCACCTACTTGGTGCGGGCGGGTAATACTGGCAGCGGCGGCGGGCGTGAGGGGGCAGGCGTGCATGACGTGACCTACAGCGCCGAAAGCCTTTACGCCGCCGCCACATGGTAAGCCTGCTTACCGCCTTCCTGGCCAGCAAATGGCGCTGGGTAGCCTTCGCCCTGGCCATCATCTTCGCCGTGCTGCTGCTCACCCAGGCCAGCGACTATGCCAGCACCTGGTGGGCCCACCGGCGCCTGGCCAAAGCCACTAAGGCCACCGTGCGCGCCCACACTACCCGCGCCGCCGGGGAGGCCCGGCACCGCAGCAATTTCGACAGCGCTTTTTACAGCCAGGCCGGCCAGCGCCGCGAGTTGGCCCGCACCCTCGCCAAAATCAAACACCTCGATGACTCGCTCCATCACCGCCTGCCTGCCGCTCCTGCTCTGCCTGCTGTGCCGCCCCGCCCATAGCCAGGCCGTGGCGCCACTGCGCCCGGTGGTGGTGCAGATGGCCGCCGGCGACGTGGCCCAGCAGCCGCTCGTCGGCCTCGACACGGCCACCTACCGCCACACCCGCCAGTACGTAGCCGCCGCTGGCCAGCTGCTGCTGGTGCGTGCCGACCGCATTGCCCAGTTGGAGCGCAGCGGCCGGCTCTGCGACTCGCTAGCCACCGCCGCCAGCGCGGAGCTGCGCCGCCAGCGCGCCACGGCCAGCGCCAACGAGGCCGACTTTCAAAAGCTGGCCGGGCAAGCGAGCCAGGCGCTGGCCACGCCGCCCCAGCCGCCGCTGCTGCTCGACTCGCATACCTACACCGGGGCGGCGCTCGGGGCCGTGGCGGTGGTACTGCTTAAGCTTTTCATTTTTCACAATTAAAATCTTTTCTGCCATGCTTTACCGCATCTTACTTCTTGTGCTGGCCGTGCTCGTCTGGCTCGTGCTCTACCTCACCGGCCGCGAAAGCCACACGGCTGATGGCCTCATCTTCTTTGGCTTGGTCGCGCTGGAGGCTCTACTCATCTGGCTGCAAAGCCGCAAAGCACCCGTACGATAATGGAGGGCCTGATTCAAGTCGTCATTAAGAGTGACGACGACGGGCACGAATACGTGATTCCCGCACACAAAGAGCCCATCTTCGATAAGCTACTGGGTATCGGTGGCCTTGATGAGTACGAAGATTTCGAGAAAGAATTCAGCGGCTACCGCGCAGGTGGAGCCATTGACATTCCGCTGTTCGCCAAGGTAGGCTACGAGGCTGAACTATGATTGCCGACCTCTACTGGCTGCCGGCCGTGCTGCTGATGGCCACCGGCCAGGGCCTGCTACTGCCAGCCATCCGGCGCACAGAGCCCGGGGCGGAGGCGAAGCGCCAGGCCTTCGCGCTGCACTGGCTGCTGACGGCTGCCTACTATGCGCCCCTTGCGCTGGCCCCGCGCACCTGGTCGGCGGCCGTGCTGGCCCGGGTGCTGCTCTTCGACCCCGTGCTGAACCTGGCGGCTGGCGACCATGCTTTCGCCGTGGGCCAGACGGCCGCCAGCGACCGGGCGTTGCAGTGGGTGGCGCTGCGGGTGGGCTGGCCAGCCGAGCGGGTGCGGGTGGTGGTGTGGGTGGCGTGCGTGGCAGGCGGCGGGTGGTTGGTGATTGGTAAATGATAAACAGAAAGAGCCCCGACCAACCGGTCGGGGCTCTTTCTGTTTCTAGCATTGGAACGCTAGAAACTAAGTTGTAGCTTTGCAGAGTAGTTCTCTGGCTCCTTGCATGGCCTGTTGGGAACAATGCCCCATTCTGGCTAGGCTAGAATGGGGCTTTTTTGTCTTTAACGACGAGCGGCAGGGCGTTTTTGATTTAGTTGACTTGGCGGAATAGGCGTTGCAAATACTTGTTTCAAGATTTCAGTGTGATAACTGTTTACCTCTCCGTATTTGCCATCAAATACTTTTCCCACTGTGTATCCCTGGGAACGACTTAATTGAGCCGCAAGCTTACCATAGGTGGTAGCCGCTGATGCTGGCAGTCTAACTTTAACTAAGTTGGCATAACCTGATATCGCATAGTATTTGCTGTCGATAGTTGTTTGCTTTGCTGCAACCTCGGCTACCTGCTCACCTAGCATACCAATTTGCTGGTGGTCGGCTTCTTGCTTTACTTCCAAGTCGTGTACCCGTCGTTCATGCTCTACGAGTTGCTGACATTGCTTTAATAGCAGTTCAGCTGGTGTCAATACTTTTAACTCGACTTTCCCAGTACGTAAAAGCTCTGCTATCCATTCATCACACTGAATCTCAAAGTCTACATCTAGCCACTGGGCCATCTTGAGAATAAGGCGCTCATTTATCCAAGTGCCTGGATTAGAGCCACCTTGACGTGTTTCGACCAAAGCGGGGATTTTACCCTTTGCTTCTAACGCAGCCACATAACGCGCACCAGATACTGAGCGTAACCACTCATATGGCTTTTTGCCAAAGGGCGCACACATAGCGGTAGCATTGGCCATAAGTTGGCCATCAATAAGCTCGAACTCAATGGCAAAGCCATTATAGTTTTTGATGATTAACTCTTGCATGAGTTGTTGGAGTTTGTGAAACACCAAGTTACAACTAGGCTAAGTAACCTACAGGATAGGCGCAATGATTTTCACAGCTTTTCTGATAATTAATCATCATAAGCAGCAGTCCCACAATAGATTATTAGGTGTCACCAAAAATTCACTCATGAGGCCCAAAAATCGAACGACGTGCTCTTGGAAATAAAAAGAGCCCCGACTAACCAGCCGGGGCTCTTTTTATTTCTGCTTTCTGGCGTACCACTCCTGGCTGGCCTCGGGCGCGTCAGGGTCGCTTACGTCATCGCCAAAGTCGCGCTGGCTGGCTTCGTCGTACTCGGCTTGGCTGGCCTCGTCGTACTCAGGGTCAGGGCCCTGCTCAAATTCCGCATCCGCTACTTCCTCATAGGTCGGCTGCTCTTCCCATTCTTTTTGCGTGCTCATGGTAGAAAATCGAAGTTTCTACTAAGATAAGTAGTACTAAGCAGATTTGCGAAAGCACTTGGCGAAATCTGCCGTGCTCATCCTAGTAGTCCGGCCAGGCGCGTGCGGCAGCTGTATTACTACCTCGTCACCTTCCTGCTCGTAGGTGAGCGTGTAGGCCTGGCCAATGCGAAAGCCGGCGTAGCCATCGAAATAGTGGTGGCCAGTATCGCCGACGAAAGTGAGGGTTTGGGTAGTAGGCATAGCGCAAAATTAGGCTGCCTGCTCCTCATCCGGCTTGTTCCGTGCCTCCATCCGCGCGCGCAGCGCGGCAAAATCCCGCTCAATCTTGCGGCGCTCGATGAAGCGGGCGTAATATTTCTGCGTGGTGCGCATATTCTTGTGGCCGAGCACCGCCGACACGGTTTCGAGCGGCAGGTCTTCATTGAGCAGGAACATACCGAACGTGCGCCGGGCTGCGTGGTGCGTCACTTCGAGCGGCCAGCCTAGCACGGCCCCAATTTCCTTAAGCGCCCGGTTGGTGGGGGCATTTTCGTAGCAGGGAATACCGCCCGCGCTGGCGTACTTG